GAGACAACACAGCGCCCTATAAGGTTTTCTGTATCAACAATGTCTACTGAACTAATCTGTTGTCCAATCTTAGCATCATAAAGTTCACGTAAATTTTCATGCAGTTCAATCAATGGCTGCGGACCTGATGATGTACCTCCAAAGCCTTTAATGGGGGCGCCTAATTCTCTAATGTTTGAATAGTCAAATTTCGGAACTTGCGAACCAAAAAAGTAACCATCTAGTAAAAGCTTAACTGAGTGCACCCAGCCCTCTCGGGAGTCATCAATAATGTGAGTGTCATTAGTAAACTGAGGCTCTGAAATTGTAACGGCGCCAGAACCAAGAGTATCAAACCCAACACCAATCCCCACCATGAGAGCATCCATCATCCATGCAAAAAGATAACCTCCTTTAGCAGATAAATCTTTAGTGGATCTAAAAGCACAATTGAAAAGTCCAGCGGCGGTACGCTCTTCAATAAACTTCGTGCCCATCATCCACAAGCCGCGGCCAGGCGGGGTCCATTTAAGATTAAACAATCGATCGTATGCATCTTTTGCTGTTTTCTGAGCCTTGTTATCATTCCACTCAAGGCCAAGCTGGAAAACATGCTGCTTTTGCATGTTAAACATACCCTCGATAACCCGGCGGCATGTCTGGTACCATTCCTCAGAGCCTTCAGCTTCTGGATCAAACTCGTTAAGCCTTCTAGAATACGTACGTTTAAATGTAACATAGCCAAGCGGACCCCATGGTACCTCCTTACTTGTATACTGCTCAATGAATGTGTCTGATAATTTAAATTTTCTAATATTGTCGATTGTTCTCATTTAATTGTTTTCCTTCTAGTTTTGAACTTTTCGTATCGGCTCTGTAAGTGGTTTTTCTGCTCCGCAGCCGAATTCGGGGCAGGATTTGTGGATATTATAACACCATTTGACGAAGCTGTAGGAATTATTTTTGGTAACATTCTGATACTCACATTTGATGTATCCATAAATAAATCATAAACTATACCATCTGGTCCATTGCGATTTTTTGCGATAAACATTTTTGCTTGATTTTTCTGCTTGTCTTCGATGGTCCGTGAAATTGTAAATATAAAATCAGCAACAAAACATTTATTAAAAGCCTCGGAAATTTGCTCCATTGTAATAACTTCGGCATTCAAGCCAGAGCGATTTGTCTGAGATGCAGTCCACACTGGACACTCAAACTCCTGAGATATTGCCCTCAGTTCTTCGTAAATTGATTCTAGCTCATTTCTTTTTTCTTTTCTTACGGTTACCGGCTTAAGCAGATCAGCGTAATCAATAACAATCATAGCAGGCTTGATGCCTCTCTTGTGAAGTTTAGATAAGTGGGTTTTTATTGTATTTGTAGAAGCAGACTTTGTTGGATATTCTTTTACGATTAATCTACCATCTATATCTTTAACAGCATCATAAATTTCATCTTTAAAGTTTTTCAATTCAGATAAAGGATAGCTAGTGATACAGCTATCATATCTGGAGGCCACAACAGTATCTTGCAGTTCAAGAGTGTAGTGGATAACTGTTTTTCCTTCCTTCACAGCTTGCGAGCCTAAATGCACAAGCACCATCGACTTGCCTGCCCCTGTGGGAGCTATGACTACACCTAATTCATTCTTACCCAGTCCACCACTTGAGATCTTATCGATGTCTGCCCACCCAGTTGTCACTGGTTTTCTAAACTTTGGTTTAAATCTTTCTTCAAAATCAACGAGATAGTCATAGCCAAAATTATTATCGGAACCAAGTTTAAGCGCATCATTAATGACAGTTGATATTTCATCAAATGAGCAAGACTGCAACAGACCAACAGACTCCATCATTGCCTCTTTAAGTTTCTGCTTTTTGCAGAACTCAAGAGAAGTTTCTTTTATGTAATCTCCGTCTGCAACTTCTTTGGCTCTGACTTTCGTAAAATATTCTTTAACTTGATCTTGCACAGCTTCATCTTCTCCATCAAGTTCAGTTCGGAGGATCGTTATTAGTGCATCTCCTGACGGATGTTTGCCATATTTCGTACGATAACGCAAAATTTTAGTAACGAATATTCTAAGATATTCAAGCTCTAAAAAGTTAACGTCTAGGACTTCCGTAATCTGATCAGCAAAGGGTCGATCCTCAAATATTAATTGAACCAACCCTTCCTGAAAAGCTTTGCCGTAGCGTCCAAAGTCTACTTTATCGTATGGCATTCTACCCCTTGTAATTGTGTTTATAAGTATAACATTCATTTGCCTAAAGTCAAGGCAAAAACAAGTATATTATTAGGCCGCGTCAATACGATCGCTAATAATCTTGTTTAAGGAAGTCTTCAAATCTTCCCAATTTAATTCACCAAATCCATCGTCAATCATCATTTTTAATATACCAGTTTTATTAAAAGTAAAATCAAAATTTTCTATAGACTCTTTGACAAATGTTTTGGATTGAATTGACATCTGCGGAGCGTATAACTGCATCATCTTATAATTATGTTCAATTAATTCTTTACTTTCAACAATATTGTTAAAAACTTTTAATTTACTTTCTTCAAGCATATCTTCACAGTGCTCAATAACATCGTCTACTGTATAGGCTTCTTCATCTCTTAAGAAACTTAATCTTTTAGCAACCGTACCGAAACCTACACCCTTAACACCCGGAAGATTATCGGATGCATCGCCGATAATTGCCCGGGCGAGCGCCATATTGGTTGGGTGCACACCTGTCTGCTCAATAATTCTTTTAGTATTTAATAGTTCATCCTTTGTCGGCCGCCACAGAACGGTTTGATCTTCGCAGAGTTGCATAAAATCTTTGTCATTAGATACAATAATCTTCTGCCAGTCTTTGTAATGTGGCATATTGCATACATAGGATATAACATCATCTGCCTCCACTTGATCAATCATTGTTTGAATGATTGGCATTTCGTTTAAGTATTCGATAAGACGACTTTGCTGCCAGATTTTGTTCTGTACTTCTTCGTCATCGGTAAGATTATGAAAGGCTCGATTAAGCCTGATTGGCTTACGACCCTGCTTGTAGTTTTTATCCATTGTCTTACGTTTTCTTGAGCCATCTGGCCCATCCCAAGCAACGATTACATTATCTGGCTTTGTAGTTCTTACCAACTTTTGTAAAATTTTGAGCGAACCCTTGAGTCCGCCAATTGGCTGTCCATGTCGCGACAAACTTGGATCAACGATATAAGCCCTAAGATACATGTTTAGCGCATCGATGATCAAAACTCTTTTATTTTCTTTATTCTTCATATTCATAATTAACTAACTCGTAAATGTTGCCCCACGGATCACGCTTGTACACAGAGCGAGAGCCATCCCTGTGTGTTTTAACTTTACCCTCGACGTCATCAAAATTATCAACCTCAAAAGCAAAGTGTGGTGGGTGCATGCCTTTTTTGACAAACGCCATTTTAATATTTTCAAACTCTATGAAGGCCCATGTTTCATCTTGATATAGTATTTCAGCATTAAAATTAAATTCATACCACTTGGCTGCTAAAATTGGCTCTTCAACGACTAAAGCAATGTGATCAATCTTTGTCATGTCACTTATTATTATCCTGTGGAAATCTACCTTGATTACCCATGCCATCATAATCGGTGGCATCGCTAACAGGGGTGGTGTTTTCATTGAGTTTTTCAACTAACAAAGTGGAAACCTCATCAATTTCTTTCATCACTTCAGCATAAAGCCTAAGCTTTCCATTACGCTGTAGTTGCAGAGCATCCGATTGAAGCCGTGCAATTTTCTTTTTAAGTTTGTTAATATCTCTGTTATGTAAAAAATCTTTAATAAATTTCATTTCTTTTTCCTCGGTAAGTATGGTCGGATACCAAAAGCAAATACATAGTATCCGGTATCGAATATAATTCTAATGATAGGCAATCGTGAAATCCAAACCGATCTCTTAAAGCCCATCTTCTCGTACATCAAGCGAAATGTTTCTGGTCCTTGAGTTGCCTTTGAATCAAACCAGCCAATCATTTCTTTCTCAAAATCTTTAACGTCACCGTCAAAATCATCAGCACTAATATCAATAAATTCAATGCCGCATGCTTCAGCCCGATCACGAATTGCTGCAATCTCTAGAGAACACACATAGCAACTCTCATCATAATAAACTTTATCAGACATTAGTTCTCCATATTGTCAAGAATGTAAAGTGAATAAACAAAACCTAACACAATAAATGCAACAACTCCATTAACAAAAACTTGGTAGTATTCCATTATGCAACTCTCCTTTTATTAAGTATATCACGATACTGTAGTAGTGCAAGTTCCTTGTGCTTTGCCTCGATCATGATATCAAACTCATTGCCATAGTCGTTCAAGGTGTTGTATACTAAATCAGAATGTGCTTGTGGTTTAATTTTTGGATTGCCGTGCTCAATAGAGCGAGATTCAGCATAGTGTACCACAGGCTTGATATCGCCCCACGTAGACAAAGCCAACTCAAGTGCTTCTTGCTCAGTCTGGCCACCGGGATGGAGCATGTGATGATGATAATCAAACACAATCGGAATACCGATACGCTTGTAAACGCCTTCATACAATTCAAGTGTAGAGTACAGAGAAGTTTTGTCATCGTTCTCAACAGTCAAGCGGGAGCGCACATTGTCTGGTAAGCGCTCAAAGTTGCGACAAAAATTGTCAAGAGCGAACGGCTTATCGCCATAGGCGGCGCCAACATGAATATTTAGTTTTGCAAATGGCGTGCGAGGCAAGCCGATAAGGTCAAACAAATCACCGTGAACTGATAAATCAGTTTTTGTAAGCTCAAACACTCGTTCCTTTGGTT